GTATCAAACACTCGTAGGAGACCAGACAGACGGTTATCCAGGCGCAAAGGGTATTGGACCCAAGAAAGCCGAAGATGCTCTCAAGAAGGCTCCTACGTGGCAAACAGTGGTTAGTCTGTTTGAGTCTGTAGATATGACAGAAGAAGATGCCCTAGTCCAAGCCCGATGTGCTCGTATTCTTAGAGCAGAGGATTGGGATGAAGAGAAGCAAGAAGTGAAGTTATGGACACCTTAAGTCCCACATTACGACAAATCTCCAACTTGATTAACACAATCAATGCCACCAAGAGACACCCTGATTTTAGCGCCGGAGTAATGGAACTCTTAAATTCAGCAAATGTATTAGGAGTTGTAGCATTTCAATATCAGAAGGAATATGAGGATCGCAAGAAGAAAGAAAACAACAACCAAACGAAAGATTGGCAACAAAACAATCCACAGTGATTTCGAAATGGAAGCATATGATGCTATCAGAGCGATCCTCCCTCGTGGAGCTATCATCGAATATGAACCGGAAAAGCTCAAGTACGTTATTCAATACGAGTACAAACCTGACTTTGTAGTAACCCTTAAAGATGGTCGAAAGATTTACATCGAAACTAAGGGTGCTGGAAGGCAGTTTGATGATGCTGTCCGAAGAAAGATGGTAGCAGTAAAAGAACAACATCCTGACAAAGACATTAGAATTATTTTCTATAGAGATGCTGACTTTGGTAGACGCAAAAAGAATGGTCTTAAGACACGCCAATCGGATTGGGCCTCTAAAGTTGGTTTTCCTTTCACAATCAGAGAATACAAAGAAGAGTGGTTCTCATAATGAATAGCTTGTACAAATGGCTCGTGTTTAATTCCCTCAGTTTGTTCGTGACAGCCTACGGGGTTGTATACCACGATGGACTGAACTGGATGATTAACAATGACCCAACTAGAATTTCTCTCATTATTACCGGTATATATGTTTATGCAAGCGTGTATATTGTCTTGGGAATTTTCAGTAAAAAAGAAACGGTTCCCGTTATTAAGCATATTGCTCATAGTGTTATGGGTCTTGGTCTTATTGGAACTATCCTAGCCACTTATTGGTTCTTTAAAGATGCCAAGGCCACTACAGATACAAAACAGATGATCATGGTTGTCTTCAATGGTATTGGTACTGCTCAAATCACTACACTGTTTGGTCTTGGTATTGCGTGGGTGCTAGATCAGCAAAGGGCCTTTGTGCTTGGTGTAAAAGATGATTAAAGGTAAGTTCCTACTAAGTTATCTAGATTATTATGTATATTGTGTCAGTGTCTTCATTGGTTTGTTCATTCTAGCTTTTGCTCTCATTAATGAAGAGTCCAAGAAGGGTAACATCATTGATCCCTCTCAATACATCATTGAATTGACTTGGGAAGATAATAGCAACTCTGATATCGATCTATGGGTTCAAGATCCAACTGGTGCAATCACATACTTTGCTCATAAGGACTCACAGATTGTTACCTTAGACAGAGATGATCTTGGTATTAACAATACGGTAACTCTCCAGGATGGCACTACGATCACTAACCCTCTCCGGAGGGAAATAGCCAACATCAGACGTATCATTCCTGGGACATTCACTGTTAACGTCATGTGTTACAACAACAGAAATGGTGATCCAGTAAAAGCTCATGTAACTATCCGAAGATTGAATCCTTATTCCGAAGTCACAGACAAGGTTGTAGAAGTCGTTGCTAATGGTGATGAAGAAACAATCTTGAATTTCGACATGGATGACAGAGGTAACATCAGTAATACCAACGATACTTATACTCCTCTTTTTTCAGTGGTGAAACCATAATGGATATCATTCCTTATCTAACATTCCTTGGTGTTTTAGCGATCACAGCAATTCTCTTGGTGAACAGGTGGGTACTTGCTCTTGCACTTATCCCCTGTCTCTACCTCGGATACTGGTTCACATCAACTAAGATTCCTAACTACTTTGGATATCCTGTAGCAATCGAGACATTGGATATCCCAGAGGCAAGAGTCGTCAATGCTTTCCAAGGACAAAAGATTTATGTCGTTCTGATTATCAAAGGTGAAACAGAACCTCGTATGATCTCTTTGGAACCAACGGAAAAGAACAAAGAACTCGCTAAAACACTGTCTACCAGACTTAAGACTGGAACCGCTGTTGTCCAAAAGGGTAAGAAAGGTAACCCATCTAACAATGGTAATCCAGATGGTTTCAAAGGCGACACTGGTGATCTAAAGCTAGTACCTCTAACAGAACAAACAATCATACAAAAGGATATTTAATTGACAGGTAAAATCCACTTGGTCCTACCTGATCCTCACGCCCACCCAGATCATGACAACAATAGAGCAGACCATATCGGAAAGCTCATTCTTGATCTGAAGCCGGACGTTTTGATCAACTTAGGTGATATGTACGACATGCCTTCTATGGCAGGTTATGATAAAGGTAAGAAGTCCTTCTGGGGTAGAACATTCCGTAAGGACATTGACGCAGGTCTAGACTTCGATGAACGTCTTTGGGCACCTGTACGTAAGGCAAAGAAGAAACGCCCGTATGCGGTCTTCTGTGAGGGAAATCATGAGTATCGACTGAAGAAGGCTATTGATCTTCAGCCTGAACTTGAAGGAACCATTGGGTTTGATAATTTTGAACTAGATAAGAACTACGACGAGGTTATTGAATACTCTGGTGGAACTCCTGGTGTTGTTGAAATCGATGGGATCAATTATGCTCATTATTTTGTATCTGGCGTCATGGGGCGCGCAATTGGCGGTGAACACCCTGCTTATAGCCTTATCTCCAAACAATTCGTTTCTTGCACTTGTGGTCATATTCACACAACTGATTATGCTGTTCGCACTGATCCACGTGGAAGGCGTCTTCAAGGCTTGGTAGCAGGTGTAGGACAAGACTTCCACTCCGGTTGGGCAGGTAATATTAACGCCCTTTGGTGGAGAGGTGTCATCATCAAGAGAGAAGTAGAGAACGGTACTTACTCTCCACAGTGGGTGACATTGGAAGAGTTGAAGAGGATTTACGGATAATATGGGCTCTCCAGAGTTCAAGCATAAATATAAAAAGAATATTGAAAATGATTTTAAGGGAGCCTTTAGACTTAAGGAACCTGATTTAAGAAAAGAACAATATAAAAGAAAAAGAATTAGGATCACGGAGATAGACGAGTTTGAAGAGGAAGACGGCTGAGTATAAACTAGATAAATCTATCACATGTACAGAGTGTAATACTGTGTTCCTCAGCAAAACAAGAAAATCGTTTCGTTGTTCAGATTGTCAACGGGTTGCGAACAAGTCATACTCCAAAGCTTTCTACGAAAAAGTTAAACGTGGTGAACGTAAGAAACAAACTTTTACTCACCAAGAAGAACTTTTCTTTGGTGCCAAACGTAGATCAGCAGAATATCCAGATCAAATTTTTGATTTACATATTGACGACATCGTAATACCTGAAATCTGTCCGATTCTTAAGACACCCTTTATAAAAGGAACTTCATCTGCGGCCTCTGTAGATCGAATAGATAGTAGTAAAGGTTACTGTAAAGGTAATATTCAAATAATTTCTAGAAAAGCAAATTTAATGAAATCGAATGCAACCCAAGAAGAATTGGAGAAATTTGCTCATTGGGTTTTAAATAATAAGAAAGATAAAAAATTGAACGAAAAACAAATAGAGGACTATGTTACTGAAGAACTAGAAGAACTAACTTTTGAAGAACTTCTCGAAGTCCACGATCTAACACCACAAGAAGTGTTCATCCTTCTGTTCAATCACGGTCATATCGATAGTGATACCTTGGAAGAACAGATGAAAGTATATAATCGATGAATAATTCGTTCAACGTGCGTTATCCTATTGAGGTAGTTGAAGATTGGGTCAAGGAAACAGGTGTCGAAGATGGTGCCATTCTTACAACTCAAAATGTCCTAATCACAAATGTAGAACTAGATATTACTTCAGGTTATGTAATCATCGAAGGTAATCTAGAACAAAAGGTAATGAATTGATGTTTAAGCCGACTATTGGTATTACTGCTATCCTTATTGCTATCATTTCTTTGGGCTTCTATAGTCATGCCAAGGCAGATGAAATCTTCACAAAGCAGGCTCTTTCTCCAGTCTATAAGATCATCAGTGGTCAACGAACATGTTCTGCTACATCTGTTAAGATCAAGGGTGTACCGGATGAAGTGAATACTTTCCTTACTGCCAACCATTGTATTGACCCTGAAAATCCTCGTGGTAAACTCATTGTGGAAACAGTAACAGATGTTTCTGAAAGCACTCAATACTATGATTTCAATGTAGCACTAGTAAGTAAGACTTCAGATCTAGCAGGTATCACCGTGCAGGATAAGGGTCTACATACAGATAAAGCAGAGATTGCAACTTCGCTGACAGCTCAGGAAGGTGATGAAGTCTTCAGTGTAGGATATCCTTTGGGAGCATCTAGAGTAGTCACCAAGGGCTTCCTTGGACAGAGGGAGCGTATCATGCACCCCAATGGGGAACTGAAGCTTATGCAAAGGGCTTCTACTCTTGTGGACTCTGGTATGTCAGGCGGACCTCTGTACCAGAAAACAGCAACAGGATATGAGATTATTGGAGTTGCTTCCACTAAGTCTCAAGCCAATAGTTTCATGAATCATTTTGTAACACTTGCAGACATTAAAAACTTTATCGAAAAGGGTGAATGATATGGAAAAGATTAAAGCACATCTACTCGATAAGACCCCGATAACTAATTGGGCTCTTTATCTTCTGCTT